TCTTCTGGCTAGCACTGCTGAGTTCCACAACGGGTTGCTGAGCGTCACCGTTCCACGCAAAGCAACCTCTCAACCCGTGATTATCGACATCGCATAATCAGTGTTGAATACGCACAGCCAGAAGGGGGGCTCTAAGCCCCTCTTTTTTTTATGGAAACAAAAAAACATTAATAAAAAGCTTTACACGTTCTAGACGTGTGGTACTATGTGTTCAAGGTCAACTAACCAGTAAAGGAGAAAATAATGGGTATTGACTTAAACAAGATGCGGCAGAAGCACGCTGCTCTTACTAACCGTGGTGGCGACACCAACGATTTCTTTTGGAAGCCCGATGAAGGCACACACCAGATTCGCCTGGTATGCCCTGAAGGTGGTGATCCATTTTTTGAAGCTTACTACCACTACGGTATGGGCGCAGAGGGCAAGACCACCGTTCTTAGCCCACGTACTTTTGGAGAGGATGATCCTATTGCAGAATGGGGAACTCGCTTATGGAACGAGGGAACCGATGCTTCTAAAGAAGCTGCTAAGCGCTTCTGGCCTAAGATGCGAGTATTTGCCCCGGTCGTTGTCCGTGGCGAAGAGGATAAGGGTGTTCGTTGGTATGGTTTTTCCCGCACCACTTACCAAGCACTACTTGATGTAGTTCTTGATCCTGAGTACGGTGACATCACCGACACCGAGAAGGGCACCGACCTCCGTATTGACTACGGAAAGAAGCAGGGTCAATCATTTCCAACCACTGATGTTCGCCCGATGCGTCGCACTTCAGCTTTGGCAGATTCCGAGGAGCAAGTCAACACACTTCTAGAATCGCTCCCAGCCGCTGATGATGTTTTTGACCGCACTACCTTTGAGCAGTGCGAGCGAGTTCTTAACGAAACTCTAGGAGATACCGGCACGTCTACTTCCGGTAATGAAACCACTCGCTACGAAAACACCACCACGACCACTACCACCACAAAGAGTGATAACGGTCTTGAAGGCGTAGCAGACATCGAATCAGCGTTTGATGATCTTCTGGCGTAGTTGACCGCCAAACCCGCAGGGAGGCACGGGGTTACAGGTGTCTCTCCACTTTTGGAGATAAAATGGCAAACAGATCTGGAAACAGTCTTGTAAGTGACTTGCGCAGCGAGTTAAACAAGGCAGCAAAAGAAAACATCGCATACGATCTGCACGGGGATAACCCGACGGACGTGAAGACTTGGATCTCAACAGGTTCAACTCTTTTAGATTATATTATTTCTAACCGCCGAGACGGGGGTATCCCTGTCGGCAAGCTCACCACGATTGCTGGTGAGTCTGCCAGCGGTAAGAGTCTCATCGTCACACAGATTTTGGCGAACACACAAAAGATGGGAGGGGTTGCTGTTTATATTGATACAGAGAACGCAGCCTCCCCAGACTTTATGGAACAACTAGGACTTGATACTAAGAACAATTTCTTGTACGTGCAGCCTGGAACTGTTGAAGAAGTCTTTGAGACGATTGAGCGATTAATTGGTCGCATCCGTGAAAAGGCACCAGACAAGCTTGTATGCATTGTTTGGGACAGCGTTGCTGGTACTCCAGTTAAAGCCGAAGTAGAAGGTGATTATGATCCTAACAGCCGTATTGGTCTGACTGCTAAGGCACTGGCTAAAGGTATGCGGAAAGTAACGGAGACTCTCGGCAAAGAACAAATTGCTATGGTTTTCACTAACCAGTTGAAGACCAATATTGGCGTGATGTTCGGAGATAACCGAGTGGAGCCAGGTGGCAAGGCACTCCCTTATCACGCCTCCAGTCGTATCTGGCTGACCCAGCACAAGGGCAAAGCCAACGGACAGATCCTCAACGAGAAGAAGCAGGTCATCGGCTTTCACACAAGTGCGAAGACTATGAAGTCCCGCTTCGGACCATCACCAAGGAGTTGTGAGTTTGATGTATTATTTGACCTTGCTAACGACCGTGTTGGCGTTGATGATGAAGGTTCCTGGCTTAGTGCTATCGCTGGCACGCCTGGCTGTATTCGCAGCGGCGCTTGGTATACTATCAATGTTGACGGGAAAGATAAAAAATTCCAAAGCAAAGACTTCCTAGAACTTCTAAAAGACAAAAAGTTTAAGGACAGAGTTCTTGACATTTTGGAAGACGAGTGTAGAATAGGTAAGAAGTAAACTCTTACCGGAGACCCCATGAAAAGATTGCTTATCATTGATGGACAAAATATGTTCATCCGTAACTATGTTATGTCTCCCCAACTGGATATCAACGGAAATCCTATTGGTGGACTAACTGGTTTTATGCGCTCCCTTCAAAAAGAGGTGCGTCGTGCAAAGCCAGATCGAGTAGCCATTTGCTGGGAAGGTCCAGGCGGATCTCAAAAGCGGCGTGAAAAGAATAAAAACTACAAGCTTGGTCGAAAAGCACCTCGACTTAATCGGGAGTACACTTTTGCTACTCCAGAAGAAGAGCGAGAGAACAAATACTCTCAGTTAGTAAGGCTTACTGAGTATCTGGACAACCTGCCTATTCTTCAACTTTCAATAGAAAATGTTGAGGCTGACGATATCATTGCTTGGCTTTGTCACTGTAATGAATATTCTGACTGGCAAAAGTTGATTATCTCTAACGACAAAGACTTTATCCAGCTATGTGATGACAAGACAGTCTTGGTTCGCCCCGGTAAAAACGAAGAGGTCCTGAATAAGAACAATGTCTTAGAGCAGTATAATATCCACCCTCGTAATTTTGCTTGGGCTCGGGCTATCACGGGAGATAAATCAGACAACCTCGAAGGAGTTAAAGGTCTTGGCTTGGCGACTGTGGCTAAAAGATTTTCTTTCCTTTCAGAAAATCAAGACTATACGCTTAAAGACATTATGACGCACGCAAAAAATAATAATTCTAAAATCAAGGCTTATCAGAATGTTCTGGACAGCGAAGAAATAATTGCGTCAAATTACGAAATTATGCAGCTATATACCTCTACCATATCGTCACAGGGAGCAAACAAGCTTAAATATGCGATTAAGAACGACGGGGTTGATCTCAATCGCTCGCAAATTAGAAAAATGCTCTTAAAAGACGGAATTGGTACTCTAAACATAGATGATCTAATGTTGATGTTGAGTTCTCATAAAAAATAATGAGGATTTCTTACACATTTTATTTTTCTGTGTATAATGTTTTACGATCACGAGGTGAACAATGACTGAACATCAAGTTGAAACAGAAACTTTCAGCAAGTTCGGCAAAACCTTCCAAGAAAAGCTAGTAAAAACTATTCTCTTTGATCGCAATTTTGCGAATCAGATGGAGGAAGTGTTAGACACCAGTTACTTGGAATTAAAATATCTACAAGTTTTCGTAGACTTAATGTTCCAGCACAAGAAAGACTATCCTCATCCGACCTACGAAGCGATGGTTTCAGTAGTACGGACCCAGACTGAAGATTACTCCAGTAGTATTATTAAGCAAGTCATAGATTTTTTAGCTCGTGTTAAAAGCAACTCTATCGGAGACGAGGACCAAGAATATGTAAAGGAGAAGTCTTTAGACTTTTGCAAAAAACAAAAGCTCAAAGAGGCTATTCTTAAGTCAGTGGGACTGCTTCAAAACCAGAGCTTTGAACAGATTCAGAAAGTTATTAATGATGCTATGAATCTTGGTGCTGACAATGATCATGGTCACGATTATCATAAGGATGTTCTTGACCGTTTTGAGCTTAAAATGCGAAACCCTACTTCTACTGCTTGGGATGAGATTGACAATATTACCAAGGGTGGTTTGGGCAAACGAGAATTAGGCGTTGTCGTCGCTCCTACGGGTGCCGGAAAATCAATGGCGCTAGCTCACCTTGGCGCAATGGCAGTTGTTAAAGGTAAAACTGTAGTTCATTATACCCTAGAGCTTGCGGACACTGTTGTCGGTCAGCGTTACGATTCCTGTATAACCGGAATCAGACTTCAGGACCTAATGTCTATGAAAGAATCTATCCTGGGTGTTATTGAGCACATTCCAGGGCAACTTATAATTAAAGAGTATCCCACAAAATCCGCTACGACTCGCACTATTAATATTCATCTAGAAAAGTTACGTCAAAAGGGTATTGAACCCGATATGATTATTGTAGATTACGCCGATCTCTTGAAGCCCTCACCGACAGGATTTAAATCTCAAGAGTTGCGGCACAGTCTCGGAAATACTTACGAAGAGTTGCGTGGGATCGGACAAGCATGGGA